TGCCACCGCTCACCCCACCCGCCAGCGCTGCCGCGCCTTCGAGCACGCCCCAGCAGTCGTCTATCCCGAGCGCCTTCATGGACTCGGTGACGCAGCAGTCGATCCTCAAGCAGCTGCAGCGCACGGGCTGGAGCGCCGCGCAGCCGCAGCCCGACATCCAGTACGTCAGCAACGGCATCGGTGGCGTCTCGCCCGTGGTCAAGGGCTACAAGATGGTCATCAGCGACCCCACCTCGGGCGCCACCCAGACGGTGTCGCTGACGTATGACCCGACGCAGGCGGGCAAGGGCAGCCAGTGGGGGCTCGTGGGCGACGTCGGCGACTTGCCCAAGGCGCCTACGACTGGCACGCCTAACTCGCAGGCCCAGGTCATCGGCGGTCAGATCTGGGGGCCGGACCCGAGCAACCCCAACGGCCCGTGGATCTCGCGGGCGATCGACCAGACGGCCCAGGACAAGGCCAAGGCCGACATCAACAAGTCCCTGGTCGACGCCGGCTACACCCAGGCCCAGGCCGACGCCCTGGCCGCCAAGACTGGCCCTGAGATCCAGCAGGCCCTCGCCGCAGCTGGCGCATCGCAGGCTGCCCAGCAGAAGTCGCTGAATGACATCGCCATCGCCAACGCCAAGCTGGGGGGCGAGATCGCCGCGCAGGCAGCGACGACTGAGGAAGCCAAGGCGCGCACGATCTACACCGGCGCCCAGACCTCGCAGCTGCAGCAGGCGACCGACATCGCCGCCAACAAGGCGCCCTATGAGATCGACTACCTGAAGGCGCAGACCGCCGCGCAGCTGGCCTCCGCCGGCGCGTCCCAGGCGCAGATCCAGGAAGCGCTGCAGAAGATCAGCCAGGCCAACGCGCCGCAGACGGTCGGCACCACGCTCGGCCCGACGTCGCCCAACTACGTCCAGACCAACCCGAACACAGGCCAGGTCACCTTCACCCCTAACCAGAACTTCCAGCCCAAGACGCAGGCCGACATCGCCATGCGCGTGGGCCAGATCCAGAGCCTGATGCAGCAGAAGGGCGCCGAGGTGCAGGCCAAGGTCGGCACCAACGGCTTTAGTCATGACGACGCCCTGAACGAGTTCAACCAGTGGTACGACCAGAACGTCGCGCCGCAGCAGCAGGCGCTGCAGGCCGCCCAGGACGAGGCCGCCTTCGCCCGAGCCAAGGACCAGGCCGCCATGCGCACCTCGGCGTTTACCGCCGCCAACGCCGCTGGCACCCAGATGACCGACGCCTTCAAGGCGATGGTCGCCGCGCATCCAGTGACCAATCCCAACTTCGGCGCGGCCTCGGCTCAGCTGGCCAAGGGCCAGATGCCATCCAACGTGAGCGACCTGACCTACACCGCGCCGAACCCGATGTACGCGGCAGCGCTGGGCACGATGAACGCCCTGAAGTACATCGACCCCACGGCGGCGGCGGCCACCGGCAACCCGCCCCCGAACCTCCAGAGCGCGAATATCGCCAGCATGCTCGGCAAGCCGAGCTACTTCGCGCCTGGGGTGCCGCCACCAAGCGGCCCTGCACCCGCAGCAGCTGCGCCGCCGACGCCCGCGCCAGGTGGCCCAGGCACGCCCAACCCGAGCCCCGGCCCAGGTACGCCCGACTGGTGGAACGCGCTCATGGGTCGCCAGCAGCAGAGCGCCGCCGAGCAGCAGATCCAGGCGCGGGTACCCAACCCGGCCGCCGCCGCCATGCCCGACTGGCTGCGCAACGGCACCCCGCCGCCGCCGCCGAGCCAACCCGTGGCGCCGGCGGCGCCCAACTTCGGGGCGATCAGCCCCAGCTTCAGCCCCTGGGATCAGTACGCCGCCAACTACTCCTACACCTAGAAAGGCTCTATGATGGCCGACGAACAACCAAACACCCCTTCAGAGGGCGCACTGTCGCCCGATGTCGTCGTCTCGGCGCCTGCTTCTGACGAGTCACGCGAGGCCTCTTCACCCAGCTGGTGGCAGCGGATGTTCAACCGCCGCCCCGCCCAGGAGAGCGCCGACGCGGACGAGGAGCAGCCCCAGCCAGGCAGCACGTCGGCGCGGCTGAGCTTGACCCAGGAGGAGTTAGACCGTCGAGTCCAGGCTGAAACCGATCGCCGCGAGGCGAAACGTGCGGCTGACCAGCGAGTGGCCGAGCGCCGCAAGCTGCGCGACGAAGACCCGTGGGCGTTTGCCGAGCAAGAGCGGCAAGCTGAGCAGAGCCAGCAGCAGGATGCTGGGCTAGCGCAGTTCTTCTCCAACATCGGGTCGCAGCACGATCGCATCGCCATCGACCCGTTGATGGACGCGCTCCCCCTGGCAGAACGCCAGCGGATCATGCAGATCCAGGGTGCGGGGGCTGGCCTGGAAGGACGCAAGCTGGTTGTGGGTGAGGCGCTGAAAAGCCTCGAAAAGCACTGGAAGGCGCAGGGCGAGAAGGAAGCCGAGGGCAAGCTGCGACGCAACCAGGCGTTCCGCAAGCAAGTTCTCAACGAGGCCCGTCGCGGCTTTGTCGATCCCGAGCTTCTGCCCGCGTATTCCGCATCGGCCGCCGATCAAAAGGTATCGGACATCCTGCGCGGCCACTACGGCATCCGCAACTCGGGCTAACAACCGCTGAGGCTCATCGCGAGAGTTGGCCCCGTTCTCCTAGAGGGCCACTCTCACGCCGTACAACAGCATCGCCACCCGTGCGGTCCCAGGCTCGGGGCCGCTGATTCCCGAGGACGTCCAGAAAGACATCGTCCAGTCGATCGAGGTCAAGTCGGCCGCCCTGCAGCTGATGCCGCACGTCACCATGAAGCGGGCGCAGCAGCGCATCCCGGTGCTCAGCCAGCTGCCGACCGCGTTCTGGATCACCGGCGCCAGCCTGGACGCCAGAGACATCGGCATGAAGCAGACCACCAGCCTTCAGTGGGACAACGTGTACCTGAACGCCGAGGAGATGGCCGTCATCGTGCCGATCGCCAAGAACCTGCTCGATGACATGGACTACGACTTCTGGTCACAGGTCAAGCCCAAGATCACCGAGGCCTTCGCCGTCGCCCTGGACGACGCGATCTTCTTTGGCACCAACGCTCCGTCGACCTTCCCGCCGGCGATCGTCTCGGGCGCCAACAGCGCGGGCAACCTGCTCGTCGTCGGCGCCACCGCAGGCCAGGACTTCCCTGGCGACGTGAGCGCTGCCATGGGCCTGGTCGAAGCCGACGGCTTCGACGTCACCGGCTTCTGGGCACGCCGCCAGGTGAAAGCCAAGCTGCGCGGCATGCGCACCACCACGAACGCCTTCATGCTGATCGGCGACGACACGGGGCCGCAGGCCTCGATCAACACCGGCTCCCTCTTCGGCGAGCCGATCGTGTTCTCCAACGCGGGCCTCACCAGCTTCGCCACGGGCGCCAGCGGCTACAGCATGATCGGCGGCCAGTGGGACCAGTCGATGCTCGCCGTCAGAGAAGACATCAACATGGAGATGTTCGACACGGGCGTGATCACCGACAACGGCAGCCCGCCGGTGATCCAGTTCAACCTGATGCAGCAAGACATGGTGGCGCTGCGCGTGGTGGCCCGCTTCGCCTGGGCGGTGCCCAACCCGGTCAACCGTCAGCAAGCGACCAAGGCCAGCCGCTACCCGTTCTTCGCCCTGCAGCAAAAGGCCAGCACCGGCGGCGAGGGCTAGAGGTGGCCAAGCTCTCAGGTAGCCAGCGGCAGAAGCTGCCGCCGAGCCAGTTCGCGCTACCTGGCAAGGGCGAGGGCAAGAGTGGCAAGGGGTCGGGTGCCTACCCGATCCCTGATAAGGGCCACGCCCAGGCGGCGCTCAGCCGCGTCGCCCAGCACGGCACGCCGCAGGAGAAGGCCCAGGTCAAGGCTGCGGTGGCCAGGAAGTTTCCGGGCATGGGCAAGGGCAAGAAGTAGATGCCAGGCGGCAAGAGGTACACCCCGCCCGTCAGCAAGGCCCAGGCGCGGCTCTTCGGCGCCGCCGCTGGTGGCCAGGTGCCGGGCTTCGACCCAAAAGAGGCTCAGAGCAAGCTGCGCGGGGTCAAAGAGTCCAAGCTGCCGGCCAGGAAAGGCAAGAAGTAGATGCCCAAGGTCAGACTATTGGTGCCGTGGGGCGAGCACGCCGCAGGCGAAGAGCTTGACGTGAGCAACGACGACTTCATCGCCCTGCGCTCGGACGGCAAGGCCTCCGACATCAGCGCAGAGCAGGCCCAGGCCGCCGAGCCAGGCCACTACAGCGACCGCACGGGCCGCGAGGAGACGGTGAGCACCAAGCC